CCCGCGCCGTGCGGGTGCTCGTAGCCGCCCGCGAGCGGGATGTTCTCCTTGGGCAGCGTGGAGCCGATCTCAAGGCTGGTGAAGCCCTCCTTGGTCACGTCCAGGCGGGTGGTGTTCTGCTCGTACGGGAACCTGATCGCGAGGCAGGACGCGGCGAGCCTGGCCTCCTCGTGGTCGGTCGAGTCCACCACGGGCAGGTAGCCCGACTCCACGTCGGCCCCGAAGCGCCCCATGTAGTTGTACGGGAACAGCACGGGCTTGAGCACGTAGCCGTACGTGGACTTGTCGTAGATGTTGTAGCCGACGAGCGTGCCCTGAGCCCTCTCAAGGATGAAGGCGCGGCGGGCCGGGGTAGCGCCCTCGTTGAGCGTCGGGCCGACGGCGTTGACCCTGTCGTCGTACGGGTCGTCCCATCCCTGGTTGACCGTGAAGGTCTCGCTGTCGTACGCGGGGACGTTGCCCGCCGCCGGGGTGACTGTGGTCCTGCCCCACGGGTCGGCGGTCGTGCCGAGGATCGTGTCGAGCAGGCTGGTCTGTAGCACCTCGAACGGGACGGGGTAGTCGAGCGAGTACTCCTGGATCAGCTCCGTGTGCTCGGAGAACGGGATCACGTCCTGCTGGCCCTGGACGTAGCGGTTGCTAGGCTGCGTGCCCGGCGCGAGGTAGACGATGTAGTCAGAGGTGCCGTCCGGCGTGATGACGGGGATGACGGTCGTCGCCGTGGTGCCCGGCCTGCTGACCGACCCCACGTACGAGACGCCCGCGTCGGTGTAGCCCACCCTGCGCCCGGCGATCGTGGTCCACTGCCTCTTGTCGGAGTCCGCCTTGTCGCGGTCCATGGACGCGGACTGCTTGTCCCAGGACGTGTCGATCTTCTCGGAGAAGCCGCCCGTGTAGGACGAGGTCTTCTGCCCGGGCGTCGCCTTGCGCCATGTGTTGCGGAGCCTGTCGGAGTAGCCCTGGATGCGGTCGCCGGACACGAGCCTGTTGGCGATGGCGTCCACGCCCGTGTACGACTGCACGCTGATCCAGTTGAGGACCATGACCTGGCGGTAGCCGCGCTGGTAGGAGTAGTTCGCCGCGAGGCCGATGGAGCCCTGCTCCGGCATGTTGATGTCGCCGCCCGTGAGCGAGGAGGTGTTGGCCGGGAAGGTGCTGACCTCGGAGTAGACGAGCCCGTCCTTGATGTCGCGCACGGTCAGGACCTTGCGCTCGTAGTCCACCGTCAGCACTTCCACGATGAAAATCTCGTAGGCTAGGCGCTCGGTGGTGCGGTCGAATGTCGGCCTGTACGCGGCTGAGTTGTCCCTTACCTTCGGCATTTTTCCTTTAAGACGGCTGCGACGACCTGAACTCCGCGATCTCCTCCGGCGTGTTCAGCTTGGGCGCGATCCCCTGCGCCGAGGTCCCGAACTTCGAGGACTGCGGCTGCGGAGTCAGCGGGTAGGTCGGGGGCGGGTTCTGGCTCGCGATCAGGGTCTCCTGGACGGCCGGGATCGGCGCGGCGTACCCAGTGACTAATACGTTGACGAGCTGCTGCTCCTGGTTTTGGGCCCCGGCGATGAGGCTGGCCGCGATGTCGTCCTCGGGCTGCGCGGTGTTGAGGAGGCTCTGGTCGGAGTACACGCCGGGCTGGTTGTATTGCAGGACGATGACCGTGGCGTCGGGCTGGAACGCGGGGTTCTGCTGCTGGCCGCCCTTCGGGTTGCTGGTGGACGGCGGGATCGCCGTGCTGCTGGGGCCGCCGACCGTGGACTGCAAGGAGGACATGGCGGTGAGGAGCTGATTGGACGGGTTGCCGGAGGCGCTGGGCGTGCCGAGCCCGGCGAACAGCAGGGCGTCCGTGCTCTGGAGCACGACCACGTCGTTGAGCGTGAGCGGGGCGTTGGTGCCGACCCAGCCAGCTTCCGTGAACTCGTGGATCGCCGCGTTGAGGTTCTGCCACCTGCCCCACGGGAACGGCGCGACGAGCTCGTAGCCCTTGTCGTCCGTGTACGGGATGGTCGAGTGCGTGGTCAGGCTGCCGCTCTTGCTCCCTACCAGCTTCTCCATGTACTTGTAGTCCGCCGGGATGAACTGGCCCGCGTTGAAGTAGCCCTGGTTCGTGCCCGGCGCGATGGTGCCCTGGGCCTGGCTCCCGTCGTTCTTGATGACGTACGTCGCCGTCGGCGTGCTGAACGCGTTCTCGTACCTGGACTTGTACACGTCGGCGGAGTACGAGTGCACCTTGACCTGGTGGTCTGACGGGGCGAGCTTCGTGCCGTCCGTGTTCGTGGGTGGGACGGGGAGAGAGGTGCCGGAGCCGACGGGGTTGCTGACGGCCTGGGCGGTCGCGCTGGTCTGGTTGGAGCCGCCCGCGATGTTGCTGGTCTGGCTCGCGAAGAACGACGTGCTGTTCCCGGGCGACTGCGAGGGGTCGGGCGTCGTGGGCTGCTGCGGGTTGTCCGTCCACTGGAAGACGAGGTTCGGGGCTGGCGTGTAGGCCTGGTACGACTTCGACGTGGTGCCGCCCGTGGACGACGTCTGCCAGGTGTTGATCATCACCCTGCGGCGCACGGAGTCGCACGTCAGCGTCATCGTCGCGGTGCCGCCGACGGTGTAGGCGATGCTCACGGACTTGATGTACGCGTACATGTCCTTGTGCGGGATGAACACGGGGAACCCGAGCTTGATCTCCGGGCGCAGCGGGATCGTGACCGTGTACGTCCTGTAGCCACGGTTGGCCCTGGCCGTCTCCGCGCAGGCGTGGGCGAACAGGGAAATCTTGTCGAACGGCAGCCACGGCACCATGTAGGCTGGCTCCTCGCGGAGGCCGAACTTCGCCATCTTCGCCACGTCCGTCCACTCCACCACGGGGGACTTCTCCACGCCGTAGTCGATGTGGAGCTGGCCCTGGACGTTCCCCGTCAGGGTGGTGCGAGTCCTGCGGATGGCGCTCTGGTCCTCGGTCTCCTGCTCCGTCAGAATCTCGGACAGGTACACGACGAACGGGTTGTTGTTCTCGTAAATCTGCGTCAGCGAGTTCGTCAGGCTGTTGGAGCGCGTGCCGCTCTTGGACTGCGCGGACGGGCTCGCCTGGATCGCGTTGGGGCCGAGGTTCATGCTGGCCGCGTTCATGTTCGTCTGCATCTGCGCGTCAGTGACCACGGGGTCGGCGGTCGTCTGCTGCGAGCGCGGTCCGAGGTTCAGCACGTCCAGGTTGTAGAGCGGCGGCTTGATGATGATCTTGCCGTCGATGTCCTGGTAGGCCTCGAAGTCGATCACGTTCACGACCTGGCGGATCATGTCCAGGCGGTTCTGGATCACGTTGTCCGTGAGGGCGAGCTGCGTGACCGTCTTGAACGGCGCGTACTTCTGGATGTTCTGGTAGTAGGTCTGGTTGTTCGTGACCTTCGTGGACTCCGTCTGCGCCGTGGTCCTGCTGACGGACGCGGCCAGCGTGGCCTTCCCCGCCTCCTTGTGCGCCTGGCTCCGCTTCATCCCGGTCGTCTTGCCGAGGTTGTCCTTGTTCGGCCCGTAGATGTGGACATCCGCGATCATCTGGTACAGGATCGCCTGCCACTTCGCCATGTAGCCGCGCCGCACCGCGTCGAAGAACGGGTTCCCGGGCGTCATGGCGGACTGGTTGAGCGACGCGAACTGGAAGCCGTCGGACTGGAAGCCCTCGGTGAAGATCGCGGCCAGCGTCTCGAAGCAGTCGCAGTTGGCCAGGATGGACTCCCACACCGTCAGGTTGGACCCCGTGTGCAGGGAGGTGTTCGCGGCGGGGTGGATGTTGATCGTCATCTTCTCCAGCATGTACATCGCGCCGTGGCACTGAATCTGAATCTCCAGCGTCTTGCCGTTGTCGTTGTAGCTGATGTTGGAGGTCACGCCCTTGAACACGCGGCGGTAGATCGTGTCGCCCTGCGAGGACATGTAGTACGCCTTCGCGTAGACCTGCACCTGCGCCATGGTCTGGAACAGGTTGTTGCCGCCCGGCGTCTGGTACAGGTACTTCTGGAAGTTCGGCACCTGGAGGTTGATCGAGCAGCTGGGCACGAGCATGTCCGTGTCGTAGCCCGCGTTGAACCCCGACACGTGGTCGTTGAAGTTGACGAGCGTGTAGTTGTTGCCGGACTTAACGTCGTTCAGGAAGTAGTTGATCATGTACGGCAGCCCGTCCATGTAGATCACTATGTCCGGCGCTGTCTTGACGATCTCGCGCTCCTGCGCGGTCTGCGAGATGTTGCGGATCATGCTCACGGCTTGCCCCCTAGCGTCCCGTTGAACAGGTTCATGGAGCCGGGCGAGGTCGGGTCGATGAGGAAGTCGGTGTACGGCACGAAGTCGACCGAGTTCGGGTCGCTCTGCGGCAGCGTGTTGGCCGCCGTCGACGCCGTGACGGACGGGGACGGGAGCGCGGGCTGCGGCGGCGG